CGGGGAGATCAGTTTCGGGGACCCGGTGCAGGTCGTGGTCGAGTACCAGGACGTGCCCGCGACCAAGGCCGCCCGCCAGGTGGTGACGTTCGCCAGCTCCGAGGAGTCGAGGGCGGGGGTGGCCGCCCAGTCGTGGGACGGCGGGCAGGCGCAGAAGAACCTGGGCACCGACCCGTCCCAGTCGGCGCTGAACAAGATGTATGCCCTGCCGGCCGGCACCAAGACCGATTCCAAGCTGCCCCACCACGAGTGCAGCACGGACGGGACGGTGGGCGCCGCCAACGACACCGCGTGCTCGGCGGCCATCGCCGCGATCAACGGGGCGCGGGGCGGTCTTAAGGGCGTGTCCGCCGCCGACCTCAAAAAGGCGTACAACCACCTGGCCGCCCACCTGCGCGCGGACGGCAAGGAACCCCCCGACTACACCGGGCCGTCCGCGGCCGGCGGGCTGGAGCGGCTGCGGGAAATCGTGGCCCTGGTCAAGGCCCAGGCCGGTGACAAGGCCGATGATGACGTGCGGTCGCTGATCGCGTCGCTGGACGCCACCCTGGACGAGGCGTCGGGCCTGACCGCGTCGGTGGACCGGGCGTCGGTGGACGCGGACGTGGGTCAGGCGCTCGACCTGATCACCGCCGCCGAGGCGATAGCCGACGAGCTGATGGAGATGCTGGGGATCACCGACCCCGACGACGAGGGCGACGACGTGGCCGCGTCGCGGCGGGTGTCGGCCCGGCACGGCGCCGACCCCGGCGCCCAGGTCACCCACACCCACGCCCACTCGGCGTTCGGTGCCCAGGGCGACGACGCCACCCACGAGCACGAGCACACCCACGCGGCCGGGACGGCCACGCACAACCACCACGCCCAGGCAAAGGGCGGGCAACCGAGAGGAGCGGCTGAAGTGGACTTCACCGCCGAGCAGTTGACGGCCCTGCGCGCGAAGCTGGGCAAGGCCGAGGACGAGGAGATCACCCCGGACGAGATCATGGCCGCGCTGACCGCCGAGCCCGAGCCGGGCGCCCCGGTGGCCGCGAAGATGCCGGACGGCGTGGTAGCGATCGACGCGGACGTGTGGGAGGCCACCCAGCGGCGTATCCGCCAGGGGGAGATGGCCCGCGAACGGCAGCTCGTGGCCGACCGGGACAAGGAGATCACGGCCGCGATCCGGGCGGGCAAGTTCTCCCTGGCCCGCAAGGAGCATTGGGAGCGGCTGTGGGCGTCCGACCCGGAGGGCACCCGCGTGGTCCTGGCGGGGCTGACCCCGGGCGCGGTCCCGGTCCAGGACATCGGCCTGCCGGGCGGCCCCGAAGATGAGCTGCTCGACCAGGAATACCGTTCGATCTTCCCGCCCGACTACAAGCGCGAGCCCGCGCCGTAACCCGCCATGGCTGACTACACGCCCGTTTTTATCGAGGGCGAGATCATCACCCTGACCGCCGGCGCGGCGGTCAAGGGCGGTGACCTGCTGGTGGTCACGGGTAACAACACCGTCAGCCCGTTCACGCCGGGTGCGAACCCGGCGTCCAACTTCGTCGGGGTCGCCTCGTCCGACCAGGCGTCGGGGGCGCGGGTGGCGTTCTACTGCCGGGGGCCGGTGCACGAGTCCATCGCGGACGGCACGGTGACCGCCGGGGACCAGGTGTGCACGGCGACCAACCCCAACCGGCAGGTGCGGACCGCGCCGCCGTCCTCGACCCCGGCGACCGAGCCCGCCGTCTACTCGGCGGCGTCCACGGTGCTGGACGTCAACGCCGCCCGGTCGGTGATCGGGGTGGCGCTGGCCACCGTAGCGGACGGCCAGAAAGTCCGCTGGATGATGCTCGTCTAAGAGAGGGGCCGGGGACCATGCCCGACTACACGCCCGTCAACTCGTCCGACTCGCTGCCCAAGACCAGGACGGCCGGCGCGGCGATCACCGGGGGCCAACTCCTCGTCCCGACCGGTGACGGGGTGCTGTCCCCGTGCACCGCGAACACGCAGCGGGCGACCGCCGTCGCCGCCCATGACGCCCCCAACGGCGGCCGGGTGACGGTGTGGCCCCTGCCGACGATCATCCACGAGTCGGTGAATAACAACGCGGGCACCGTCGCCGCGGGTGCCCCGATCACGGCGGGCGCGGCGGCCGGGGTTGACACGGGCGCCCTCGGGGCGACCGCCGCCGCCGGCACGCTCATCGGCATCTGCACGAGAGGCGCCGCAACGGGCGCCAAACTCCAGTGGATCGGCATCTGAGAGGGAACCAACGCCATGCCTGACTACCAGCCCGTCAACGCCGCCGACTCGCTGCCGTTCACCAAGACGGCAGGCGCGGCCATCACCGGGGGCACTCTGGTGACAATCAGCGGTGACAACACGGTGTCGCCGTCCACGACCGGGGATCACTCGGTGGGCGTCGCCGCCCACGACGCGCCCAACGGGGGGCGGGTGTCGGTGTGGCCGCTGTCGGGGGTGGTTCACGAGATCGCCCCGCAGGGCGTGGTCGCCATCACCGCCAATAACCCGGTGATCGCCGGGACCACGGGGCTGATCAACACCGGCACCCTGGCCACCGTCGCCGCCGCCGGCACGCTGCTGGGGATCTGCACCCGGGGCGGCACCGGGGGCGGCACCCCGCCCAAGGCCCAGTTCATCGGCACCTGACCCAGGATGCCGCCAGCACCAAGAGAGCCCGTCAAGGGAACGTAAGGAGTGAGACCAGATGCCAGGTTCGTACCCGGCGCCGCCACCCACCTTGTCGGGTGACCTCGAAACCATTAGCCGGTTCCTGCAATCACCGACGCAGATCCGCCGCCGGCTCCGCGACTACCGCGACCTGCGGTTCGTGGCCGACCAGCTCCTGACGCAGCGGTTCCGCACCAGCGGCGGCGCGGCGCTGTACGAGCTGTCGGAGCCGTTCGTCACTGACCGGACGGTGGAGGCTGTGGGACCGGGCGCGGAGTACCCGTTCGCCAACATGCCGACCGGCACGGCCGGGATCTCCTCGGTGTCCAAGTGGGGCCAGAAGGTCCGGGTGACGGACGAGGAGATCGCGCGGAACGTCTACGCCGGGCAGACCATCGACCGGTGCCTGCGCAAGGTCGTCAACTCGGTGATCCAGCAGGTGGACGGCACGGCCATGTCCGCCATCGCCTCGGCGGTGACCAACCACACCACCGCGACGGTGTCGTGGGCGACCGCGGCGACGCGGACGATCTTCCAGGACATCCTGCTCGCCAAGGCGTCGATCTACGCCCTCAACCTGGGGTACAAGCCCGACACCGTGGCCGTGGATGACACCCGGTACGCCTACATGATGTCGGACACCAACATCACCAACGCGCTGCGCCGCGAGACCACCGACAACCCGATTTACACCGGGTCGATTGAGGTCATCGCCGGGCTGGTGATCGTGGTCTCCCCGAGCACGCAGGTCGTGACCCACCCGTACGTGATGGACTCCACGCAGCTGGGCGGGATGGCCGACGAGATGGACGACGCCCCCGGTTACGCGATGTCGGATCTGGCGGTGCAGGTCAAGTCCATGCGGCTGGACGCCAACGACGCCTGGGACCTGCAGGGCAGGCGCAAGACCGTGCCCATCGTGCAGGAGCCCGGGTCCGGGGTTTACATCGCCACCGCGTAGGTGTGTCCTACAGCTACCCGGCCGCGCCGCCCTCGCTGGGCGACCCCGGGGGAGGAGGAATGATGGCGACCGAGCCGACGATGTACCGGGTCACCGCCCCGTATATCACGGTCAAGACGATGACCCCGGACGGGATGCAGATCCGGGGCCTGCACGCCGGTGCCCCGGTGCCGCTGGACGTGGAGCAGGCGTCGATTGACCATCACGTGGCGCTGGGGTTGATCGAGCCGATCCCGAAGGCCCAGGCCCAGGCCGTGCGGGCGGCGCTGGAGGCCGACATGGAGGCTGAATCTGCCGTTTCCGCGGCGGCAACGCCAGAACCGCCAGGAGCGGCCGGGGCCGCGCAGGGCGGGGAACCGGCGGCCGGCCCGCCAGCGGCGGCCACCACGCCGTCCAGGAGCGGGCGCAGGAGCACGTGACCCATGCCCGAGCCGTGGGCGCCGACACTGGCCGAGGTGGGGCAGAAGATCCCCACCCGGACCAGGGACATGCTCACGCCCGGGTCCGATGTGCTGCTGGGCACGTTCACCCCGAACACGACCCCGACCGACGCCCAGGCGCAAGGGTTCATCGACGCCGCGGTGGGGTGGGTGGTCGGGGAGGCGGGCGAGCTACCCGCGAGCCCGCCCGCCTCCGACCAGATCGCCGTCCAGGCCCGCACGGCGGCGGCGTTCCGGGCCGCGTCCGACATCGAGATGGCCTACCCGAACCGGGACGCCGACATACGCACCGCCGCGATGCTCGACACCCGGGCCAAGGACGCGCTGGCGTCGCTGCTCCAGGCGATGGCGATCGCCGGGGCCGGGGCCATCGAGCCGTTCCCGGTGTGGGCGTCGCCGGACCCGCCGCTGTGGGCGGACATCGACCTGTGAGGGAGGGGAGCTGGTGAGCACGCACACCGCGCGGGCGGACGCTGCCGGGTTCCCCGCAGCCGCCGGGCAGGTGTTCGCGCAGGACGCGGAGCGGCTGGCGCGGGCGTTCACCTCGGCCGCTGACCGGCTGGCCTATGACTTCGGGCGGCGGCTGCTGGGCCGGTGGGATGACCTGCCCGGACGGGACCAGGCGCTCCTGACCGAGATTTTCCGGCAGCTCATCATCGAGGGCCGGGTGATGCCCGGTGGCTAAGGTCTACATGCTGGTGGAGGACGAGGCGGCGGTGAAGCTGTGGACCGAGTCTGACCCGCGCATCCTGGCGGGACAGGACCGGGTGGCCGCCCAGCTCCTCCAGGCGATGAAAGCGTTTTGCCCGGTGTCCCCGGTGCAGGCGGTCTACGCCTACCCGGTGCCGCCCGGGTCGTCGCTGGGCCCGGCGCACCGGGGACGGCCGATTGCCCGTCCCGGCGGGCCTGCGGTGCCCAGGACCCGTTACCAGGGGGACCTGCCGCTGCGCCCGTCCGGGTACCTGCGCAACTCCATCCACGCGTTCCGGATGCCCGACCACTCGATAGTGGTCGGCCCGACCGCTGATTACGCCAAGTACGTGCTGGAGGGCACCGAGCCGCACGAGATCCACTCGACCGGGTCGTGGCCGCTGCGCAACCGGGCCACCGGCCAGGTGTTCGGTCCCAAGGTCAACCATCCGGGTACCAGGCCGCAGCCGTTCGTCGCGGAGGCCGCCGAGTCGGTGCGCGGGGGACGGATGGACCTGGGATGAGCGTCAACGCGGAGACGGCGATCCGGGCGTGGGTCAACGCCCGCGCTGACCTGATCGGCGCCGGCGGGCCGCTGGGCGGCGGGGCCTACCTGCGGTCGCAGCGGTCCCCCGCATACGGGGCTTACGCGGTGGTGGTGCGCCAGTCATCCCCGGCCACGCAGCTGGTTGCCGAGGACACGGACCCGTCGCTGGCCAGGGTGCAGGCGTTGTGCTACGCGGGGACCGCGGAACTGGCCGAGCAGGCGGCGACCGCGCTGGCCAACGCGTGGCAGACGCTCAACGGGCTGCCCGAGCGGTGCGGCGACTCCGGGGTGACCGTGCTGGTATCTGACAACCTGACCGGCCCGTCAGCGGTGCCGCTCCCGGCTGACTCGGGGGAGGCGTACTGCTTTGCCGTGGGCGCCGATTTCGTTCTGAGGAGTGATCCATGACCGCATTCACGCCCGTGACCGTGAGCCGTTCGGCCGGGGTGGACAACACTGTCGCGCTCACCGCCGTGACCGCCGCCGACACGTTCCCGGCCGGGCCGAACACCTACTTGCGGATCAAGAACGCCAACGCGGCGGCGTGCACGGTGACGGTGAACCCGTCCGCGGGCAGCGGTCCTGCGGGGACCACCATCGCGCCGTTTGCGCTGGCGCCGGCGGTGGCCGCGACCACGGGTGACCGGACCTACGGGCCGTTCCCGCAAAACCCGTTCGGTGACGGCAACGGCAACGTCAACCTGACCTACTCGGTGACCCCTTCGGTAACCGCCGGGGTATTCATCTACCCGAGCGCCTGATGCCCGCCGAGGACAAGACAGGCCAGCCAGCGCGGGAGGAGCACCCGCGCCGGCGGCAGGCCCGCGAGATCCACGAGCAGGTCCAGGCCGAGCAGGTCAAGGCCGAGCCGTTCGCCTACGTCGCCGGCGAAGACCTGTACCTGTATGACCCGGAAGCCGGCGCGATGCCAGCACGGGCCTACGCCGCCGGCAGCCTCGTGCCGCCGGCTGATATCCAGCGCCACCCGGAATGGGCCGCGCTCGTGCACGAACCGGAGGAGAGCTAGATGGCAAGGGGATCAGCTACCGCGCTGGCGCTCGGGCCGGGGTACCTGTATGCAGGCGCGCTGGGCCGCGTCGAGCCGGCCGACCTGGTGACCACGTGGGTTGCCGTGGACGCCGGGTGGGTCGCGCTGGGTTACACCGACGTCGGGTCAGAGTTCGACTACCAGCTCAACACCGCCGCCGTGGACGTTGCCGAGGAGCTGGACCCGATCTCCAACGCGCCCACCGGGCGCGTGGCGTCGGTCACTTTCAACCTGTCCCAGCTGACCGCCACCAACCTGAAACTGGCGCTCAACGGCGGGGTGATCACCACCGGGACCGGGATTGTGACCATCGAGCCACCCGACCTGGGGTCGGAGGTCCGGACCATGATCGGGTACGAGTCGGAGGATCACACCGAGCGGTGGGTGTGGCGGCAGTGCCTCCAGACAGGGCAGATGAAAATCGTCCGTGCGAAGGGCGCGGCCAACGCCACCATCGCCACGGTGTTCTCGCTGGAGAAGCCCGCCACCGGGTCCCGGCTGTTTAAGGCCATTCTCCAGACGCCGCTGCGGTCCTAGTCATCACCGGAGGCTCCTATGCGTGAGTATTCGTCGGCGCCCGTCGAGGGCGAGACCAGCCCGCTGGCCGGGTTGTCGTTCACCCTCGACGGCCTGGTGTTCCGCTGTGAGGGGGACCTGTCCATCCTGGAAGTGGCCGAGCTGGCGCGGGTGTCGGTCACGGGCGGGGACATGTCGGAGGCCGCGAAGCTCGGGCTGATCGCGGAGCAGTTGCGGGCCGCGTTCGGTGACGCCGTGTACGCCCGGTTCCGCGAGCACTGCCGGGCGCACAATACGCCCAACTCGGTGATGCTCACGATCCTGGGGGATATCAACGAGGAGGTAAAGAAGGCGGTCGGGGCGGCGGCGGGCCGCCCTACGATGCCGTCCTCGCCCTCTGGGACTGGGGAACCGGGCCAGGACGACCGGACCTCGCGCATTATCAACATGCAGACCGGGGACGTCACGGTGGTGCCGATCACGGCGGGCAAGCGGGACGTGGAGCCGCCGAGGGTGAACCCGCCGCGCCGTCAGCCGCAAGACAGGCCGCGGAAGCAAAGGCGCACGGGCTGACCCTCGGAGAGTTCTGTGATCTTGCGGAGTACGCGTTGCGCCGCAAGATGGAATCCTCCGACCTGCTCATGCTCCTGGCCCGGATCTCCCAGGGTCTCGGGGACAAGGGCCTGGACGGTTACGAGATCCCGGCCGAGAGGATCACGGACCTGCTCGGCGCCGGGGAACCCGGGGACCCGGCCGGGGCTGACCGGGCGCAGCAGGTCGCAGCCGTCGCGGCGGCGCTGGGCGGGGAGGTGAGCGGCTGATGGCGCTGGAGCTTTACGAGGCGTTCATCGAGCTTCGGGTGCGCGCCGAGGAGGTCAAGAAGGACGTTGAGAAGGGGCTCAAGGAAGTCAACGCGGAGTCGTCGGGGAAGTCCGCCGGGGAGAAGTTCGCGGCCGGTTTCAAAAAGGCGACCTCGGAGTTGGCTAAGGTCGGCGTGGTCGCGTGGGCGGCGGCGGCGGTGTTCGCTATCAAGACCGGCGGGGATCTGGAAAACAGCCAGATCAAGCTGGAGCGGGCGATCAAGTCCACCGGCCAGTCCGCGGAGGAGCTGACCCCGGCGCTGGCCGCCGCCCGGTCGCGGATGGAGGATCTGGGTTACACCAACGCGCAGACCAACACCTCGCTGGCGTCGATGACCCTGGCGACCGGGGACACCAAGACCGCGATAGGGCTGCTGGGCACCGCCGCTGACCTGGCGGCGTCTAAGGGCATCGATCTGCAGGCGGCGACCAAGCTGGTGGACATGGCCGCCGGGGGGGCCAACCGGGCGCTGAAAACGCTGAATGTCACCGTCGCGTCGGGGTCGGACTGGGCTAAGGCCACGGCGGCGGCGCAGAAGATCCTGTCTGACCAGATCGCGTCGGCCGGCGGCGCGGCGGCGTTCGCCCGCCAGCATCACATGGACCTGGCCACCGCGCAGCAGTTGATCCAGCAGGCGGCGCAGGGGAGCATCCCGGCGCTGAACCGGCTGGGTATCGATGTGTTGCCCAAGACCGCGACCGCCGCGCAGCGGGCCGCCGAGTTTCAGCGGCTGATGAATCAGCGGATCGGCGGGGAAGCTAAGACCGCCGCGCAGACCGCCGAGGGCCAGTGGAAGATCCTGCAGGCCCGGTTCACCGACCTGGCCGCGCAGATCGGGGTCAAGCTGATGCCGATCCTGCTTAACGTGTTCACCTGGCTGAACAAAACCCACGTGCTGATACCGGCGCTGATCGGGGTCATGGGGGTGCTGACCGCGGCGGTCATCGCCCAGGCGATAGCGTGGCAGGCTACGCCGTTCGGGTGGATCGCGGACGGCATCGCCGGGATCGTCGCCGCCGTGCTCCTGCTCAAGCAGGCGTGGGATAAGTCTTCGGGGTTCCGCGATTTCATGTATAACCTGGCGGCCGGGATCTTGATCGACGCGCGGGTGATCGTCGGGGCGTTTAAGTTCATCGCGGACGCGTTCCTCAACTTCGTGGGGACGATCTTGCACGGGGCGGCGGACGCGTTCGGGTGGATACCGGGGCTCGGGGGGAAGCTCAAGACCGCTGACCGGGCGTTCCACGATTTCCACTCCTCGGTTGACTCCCATATCAACGGGATGATGGACACGATGTCCAAGTGGCAGCATCAGCTAGAGGACGCCGCCAATCAGTCCCACGTCGCCGGGCAGAAGATCCAGGCCGATTTCGTCAAGCAGGGCAAGGCCGCCAAGGACGCCAAGGCCGACCTGGGGCAATACACCGCGGCGGTCACCGACCACGGCACCAAGTCCGAGCAGGCCCGGCCGCCGCGCCAGCATCTCATCGAGGATCTGACCAAGGCCGGGGTGTCCGCCAAGACCGCCAAGTCTGACGTGGAGAACTACACCACGGCGGTCCAGGACCACGGGGTGAAATCGGATCAGGCGCGGGCCGCGCGCAAGCGGCTGATCGAGGACATCACCGCCGCGTGGCAGAACAGCCAGCAGGGCAAGGCCGACGTGGACAAGCTGACCGAGGCGATCCGCAACCACTCCTCGACCTCCGACCAGGTGCGGGCCGCCCGGCAGCGGCTGCTCCAAGACTTGATCAACGCGGGGGTGGACGCCAAGACCGCGCATTCCTACGTTGACGGGCTGACCGACGCGCTGAACAACATGCCGAAAAACCCCACTACGGTGCTGCACCTGGGCGGGGTCGGCACGATAGCGATTAACGCGTCCGGGGCTTACATCCAGGGTGAGTCCGGGCACATCGTCGCGTCGGGATCGGGGTACGCGGCCGGGACCAGCGGCGCGGCGCCGGGGTGGGCGTGGGTGGGTGAGAAGGGGCCGGAGCTGGCGCACTTCTGGGGCGGGGAGACGGTGATCCCCAACCACGCGCTGCACGGGCTGGGCGGCCTGCCGGGTTACGCGGCCGGGACGCCGTTCGGGCACACCCCGGCCGAGGTGATGGCGTGGATGCAGGGTCAGGCCGGGCACATGGAGGGCGTGTTCGCGGCCGGGGCCGCGCAGGCGTTCACCAAGGGCTTTGAGAAGGCGGTCACGCAGTCGGTAACCGGCGCGATGGCCGGCGGCGCCGGCGGCGGGGTGCAGCGGTGGGCGCCGGCGGCGGCGCTGGCCCTGGCGATGGCCGGGGCGCCCGCCTACCTGCTGCATCAGGTGCTCTACCAGATGCAAACCGAATCAGGCGGCAACCCGTTTGCCGTGAACCTCACCGATATCAACGCCAAGCTCGGGCATCCATCGGTCGGGCTCCTCCAGCTCATCGGCGGGACCTATGCCGCGTTCGCGGCCCCCCGGTTCGGCTACCCGCCCCCGGTCGCCTACGGCGTGTCGGAGGCGGCGGTGCCCAACATCTACGGGGCGATCAAGTACGCCCAGGCGGTGTACGGCCCGAGCCTGATGTCGGGCGGGTCGGGGCTGGGCTCGGGTCACGGGTACGCGACCGGGGGGCGGATACCGGAGGACGTGCTGGGCATCGGCGCGTCCGGAGCCGGGTATCTGTTCCACGGCGGGGAGATCGTCACCCCGGCCGGGGAGCCCGCCCAGGTGGACACCGGGCTGGAGCGTCACCTCGCGGTCATCGCGGACCTGCTCGCCGCGGTCCCGGGGGAGACCGGGGCCGCGCTCGGGGACGTGCTCAACGGGCTGGCCCGGTCGGCGTCCCGGTCGGCGGTCTACGGGGTGAGCGCGTATGGCTGACTCGCTGGTCGTCGGTGACGTGATCGAGCTGCTGGGCGGGGGGGTGGTCTCGACCCACCCGCTGTGCCCCGGCGCGGTGTTCCGCCTGGCGCCGGGGTTCGACCTGTCCGCGCCGCAGCCCAGTCAGGGCACGGTCGCGTCGCTGCTGCTGGGCGGTGGTGCCCCGGTCTCGGGGCACGTGGACAACCGTAAGCCCGTCCTGCCGGTGGTCATTGTCGTGCCTTCGACGGGGGACCCGATAGCCGACCAGGGGACCCTGGCCGGGGCGCGGGAGGCGCTGGCCCAGGCGGTCAGCGAGCCCCGGTGGACGATGACGTGGACCCGTGACAGCGCACAGCCGATGATCTTCGACTGTTTCGCGGCCAGCTCGATTGTGCGGGCCTACTCGGTGATCCGTGACAAGCAACTGCTGTCAGAGGTCGAGGTCGCGTTCGACGCGATGCCCTACGGCCGGTCGGATGTCCCCGAGGTGATCCAGTTCGCGGCGCCCTCGGCCGGGTGGATTCCGCCGCCCACGGTGGTCACCCTGGACGCGTTCTCGTCGGTGTCGTCGTCGGTGGCGCCGGCGTCGTGGTCGCTGTCCTCGACCGGGATGCAGTCCGCTAACTCGGCGCGGTGGGCCCGGCAGAGCGCCGGGTGCCCCGATTACGTGCACACGATCACCCCCGTGGACATCACCGGCCGTACCAAGCTCACCCTGTGGGTGGGGCTGGGGACCTCCACCTATAGCCAGTGGCACACCGGCAGCGTGACCGTGCAGATCACCCTGACCGACGCCGGCGGGAACACGGTCACGATCCCGGCTCACGTGTCCATGCTGGCGTCGAACCTGGCCAGCTCCCCGAGGTGGAACCGGGTCTCGGCGGCGATCCCGCTGGCGCAGTGGTTCGATTTCACCACCGTGTCCAGCTATGAGATCAAGTTGTGGAATAAGACCCTGCCGTCCGGGCCGAACCTGCAGGCAGAGTGTTACCTGGACACCTTCACCGCCGCGCCGGCGTCGTCGGCGGGCACCCTCGGCGCTAGGGGCCAGCTGTACTCGCTGCCGGGGGCGCTGGGCACGGCGGTGGCGCCGCTGTCGGTGCAGTTGCAGCCCGGCCCGGCCGCCGCGCCGACCGTGGCGCTGTTCACCACCACGGGGTCAAACAACTGGACCGCGCCCGCCGGGGTCGTCAGTGTCCAGCAGGTCGAGGAGGAGGCCGGCGGTGCCGGGGGTGCCCCGGCGGGCGGGTCACGCGGCGGGGGCGGCGGGGGCGGCGGGGAGCACGTGATCGATTACAACGTGGCGGTGACCCCGGCGACGGTGTACCACCCGAACGTGGGCGCGGCCGGGGCCGCGGGCACGGCCGGGGTCCCGGCCACGGCCGGGGGTGATTCGTTTTTCACCGGGGACGCGGCGCGGACGGTGCGGGCGCACGGCGGGAACCCGGGCGGCGGGGCGGTGTCGTGGACCGGGGGCAAGGGCGGGACGGGTTCGACAGCCCCGGTGCACCATGACGGCGGTGACGGGTACACCACCCCGAACCGTAACGGCGGCGGCGGGGGCGGTGGCGGCGGCACCGGGTCGGATGGCAATGACGGGTCGGGGATTCACGCCGGCGCTGCCGTGGACGGCGGCGGCGCGGGTGGCCCCGGCGGGACCGCCGATGCCGCTAACACGGGGATACGCGGCGGCGGTGGCCCGCCCTCGGGAACCTACGGCGGCGGCGGCGGCGGCGGGAGCCTGACCGCCGGGGGCACCCCGCAGTACAACGGCGGGCCGGGTCGTGGCGGCTGGGTGCGGCTGACCTACTCGGCCACGCTCGGGTCCCCGCTCAAAACCGCGGTGTTGCACCTGCCGCCCCGGCAGGTCACCGCTGCCGCGCCGCTGATCGTCACCGGCAACGGCTCCGACGTGCCCAACGGCGCCACCAACTACACCGCCCCGGCGACCGGGTCGGTGCCGGGCCGTTACCACGGCACCTACCAGGTGATCCTGGTCATGGGGACGTGGAACACCCCGGCCAACGCCAGGACCATCACGTGGACGATCTTCCAGCGGCTTGCCGGGGGGGCGTCGCTGAGCATGGCGCTGGTCAAGACCCTGACCCCGAACACCGACCCGGACCCGCTGCGGCCCCTCAACGGGCTGGTCACGATGGGGACGGTCAACCTTCCGCTGGCCGCCATCGCGCCGGGTAACTCGACCGACCAATTCCAGGTCACGGTGAATGACACCAATACGTCAGACCGGGTGCTTGATACTTTGATCTTGGACACGTCGGGGCAGACGGTGATCTACTCCACGGCCGGGTCGGGGGCGGCGAACCTGTGGGCTACCGAACCTGACATCGGGATGGACTACGGCATGGTGTACGGGTCGGCTACCGCTGACTGGGCCGGGGCCAGTTCGGTGCTGTCGGACACGGCGGTGATGTCGGGGGGGCCGCTGGCGGTGCTGCCGGGTGAAAACCCGTTCCTGGTCTACTCGGTGCAAGGGCTGCCCGGGGTGCAGGCGTCCTACCTGCCCCGGTGGATACTCGACAGGCTGGCATGATCACCGCGCCGGGGGTGGTGACCTACGCGCCGGACGGCGTGTCGGACCGCCGTCACCTGGGCGTGCTCGGGAACCTGGCCGGCCTGACGTGGGGGTCCACGATGCCCGGCGGTGATGCCCAGTTCTCCGCGACGTTGCAGATCCCGCGCCTGTACCGCGACCCGGCGCTCGGGGTGGGGCGGGTGCTGCAGGTCGTCAAGGCCGGCGCGGTGCTGTATGAGGGCAGGCTGGACCGGCCCGCGCCCGCGTCGGGCGGGGGTGGGTGGGACATCTCGGCGCACGGGTCCGGGACCTACGGCAACGACTACGACGCGGTGTGGTCCACCTACACGGTCAACGACGTGATCGGGCAGGCGGTCAGCCGGGGCCTGCGCTGGTCTAATCCGGGCTACCCGGGCGGGTACCTGGCGCAGCCCGCCGACTCCGGGTCCCAGTCGGTGTCAGCGTTTCTCAACGCGGTGTGCTCGCCGGGCAGCCAGGTGTGGTTTATCGACCAGCCCGGCAACGTGCTGATCATCGAGAACATCCCCACGGCCGTGACCCGGCTGCTGATCACGACCACGCCCGCGGCGCCGGATCTGGTGCGCTACGTCAACGCCCTGTTCATGCGTTACCAGTCCTCGGCGGACGGGGCCGCTATCCAGACCTACGGGCTGACCTCCTCGACCCTGCCGGCGAACATCACCGCGCACGGCCGGACCGAGGAATACTGGGACCTGTCGGGGGCGGGGCAGCTCTCGACCGGGACGGCGCAGGGGTACGGCAACGCCGCGCTGGCCAAATACGTGGCGGCCAGTTTCTCCCAGCCGTTCACCGTGACCCACGGCCACTACCTGACCACGGGCGGGGTGCCGGTGGACCTGGCGGCCGAGCGGGCCGGGGAGGTGGTGCGGCTGGTGCTGGCCGCCGGGGGTTACGGCGGGGAGGTCGCGCCGATGTTCCCGGTTACCTTCCCGGTGGGCACGTTCACCTGGGACCAGGATTCCCAGACCGCGCAGGTGCAGGCTTTCCAGTCGGTGCGGTCGGACTTCGCGGGGCTGCTCGGCGCGCTCGGGACGGGT